GATATTAACACCTATATCAGCATTGTTAAGTATGGCAGGCAAAAACTTTTGTGTCTCTTATGCCAGACCTGATGATGCTGAAAGGTGCTTACAAATTGCACAACAAATTATGTATGATAATGGTGCTTTCAGTGCTTATACAAAGGGAAACAAATTAGATGTCAAAGGTTATTGCACCTGGCTAGAGGCAAGACTAGGGCATCCACATTGGGCAATCATACCTGACGTTATTGACGGCACTGATGATGATAATTACCAGATGATTAAAGATTGGCCTATGAGAAAAGAATTATCAGCTGTGGTTTGGCACATGGGCAGTTCTATAAAATACTTACATAAACTCATTGACTCTGAGTATCCCAAGATTTGTTTTGGTTCATCAGGTAAATACTGGCAAGTGGGTTCTTATGAGTGGGAACAGAGATGTGACCTGGCTTTTAACAGCATCGCAAAGAATGGACAAGTGCCATATATTCATATGCTGAGAGGTCTTAATATGGCAGGTAAGAGATGGCCTTTTGCATCAGCTGATAGTGTTAATGTTGCTAGAAATTATAAGGATAAGGATAAAGACCCTGAAAAGATGGCAAGGGCAATCGATTCTATTCAATCGCCCTTACAGTGGGATAATATGATGGTACAAAAAGAGTTAGCCGTTTAGACGTCTTTCAACCTCATTATTTAACTCTTGGTTATCTTCATCAATGTCATGTGAATAGATGCCAAGAGTTGTTTGCAGGTTGCTATGCCCTAGCCTCTTCTGTACCCATGTTGGGTTTCTTCCTAGCTTGGCAGCTTCAGCCAATAACAAAGAGCCGTAGTAGTGTCTAAGTCCATGCATTGCACCTTTCCACTCTACATTCTGCCCTTTGGATTTAAGATACTTAAGAGCCTTGTGCAAACCACTTTTTGTCAGGTTCTGTTGCTTGATAGGTCTGCCATCGTATCTCTGATCTGATTGAAACAACCATTCTAAATGAGGATTTGACATAATAAATTTTCTAATTCTATTAGCCAGTTCTGATCCTAGTGGTACTTTTCTGTTAGATGATTTAGTCTTTGTCGGCATCTCATATCCAGTTTCAATAGCAATGACATTTCTTGACCTGTCTACAATTCTTTGAACATGAACTGTCTTATTAGTAGGATCAAAGTCAGATGGCTTCAAACCATTAGCCTCAGATGCCCTAAGACCATTAGCACATAAATGAGCAAAGATAGCATATTTTTCCATACATACTTGGTCAATGGTTCTTAAGACTAACTGTGCATCGAGTCTTTTAGGAACAAAAGCTTCTTTCTTATCTAGCTTTACAACAATCTCTCTGAGATCAACAAGTGGATACAGTTCTCTGTCTTGTTTATGTAACCACAGCATTGCACTTTTAAAATAGCTGAATAACTCATGCTTATGTTTTGCACTGTGAGTATTATACTTCTGTTCAAGTGCATTTAGTATTTCATTAAGAAAGCTTTTATCTACCTGCTGTATTTTGTAATCACCTAAAGGCTTAGATAAAACAGTAAGTGCAACCAAAGCTTTGTCATAAGATTTGTAATTCTCATAACTTTGCAGCCTAATTCTTTTTTGTCCATCAACCTTGCCTAAAGTTCTCTTTTCCATATGCAGAATAAAACCTGACAATACCTCACCTATGGTCATTCCATCTCTGTTTTGTTTTGTTGGTGGTTTCCAAAATTTTTGTAACTTCTCTTTTATTATTTCAGGAGTAGCACCATAGACCTGTCTACCATATCGACTGCCATCTGCCACTCTGGCATAATATAATTTTTTTGCTTTTTGATATTTTACTTCAATATCCATGTCATTCTCCTACATATAAAGGCTGTGATCTGTTCTGATAACAGATAGGTTGATTTTATCCTGATAGTCTTGCTTTACTATCTCATAGGCTTTTTTAAGCTTCTCAGCTTTGTCCTTTTCTGTTTTAGAAATGATCTGCTCAATAACAGTATCAATCTCTTTAATTGCTTGTGTTGGTGTCATCGTCATTCTCCAATATTTGCGTTAATAATTAATATATAGGCGTAAACGCCTAGTATGTCAATGGGGGTATCAGTAAAAAACTGGTGACCCTAGTCCACACATAGTCCACACATTTTTACTGTAAAACTGTTGTAAATGTCTTAGAAAGGTATTGTAATGGTTTGGTAAAATAATCTGTTAGATATGTTTCAATCCCTTGCTGTGCCTTAAAAAATGGCAGAAAACATGGGGTTTGAAAATTAGGTGATTTGGTCGGGGTGACCAGATTTGAACTTGTAACCTCTAAATTATTTATTAAATAATTACAGTTACTTAGCTTATTATTATTAATTTTACTCCACACAACGTCCACAAAAACACTTACAATGTTGTTACAGTACGTTTACAATAATGTGTGGAGTCCACACAATCAAGCTATTTCTTTTTCTTCTTCTTTTTAAGGTTTTTAAAATCTGCACCTGTGATTTTGGTTCTGGGTGGTGCTACCCTTGCAAGCTTTTTTTGTTTTGGTGAATACTTACTAAAAGGCATTATTTACCCACTTTCTTCATTGCGGCCTTATGAGCCTGTGTAAATGTTTTACCTGCCCTCATCAGCTTACGCATCTCTGTCATGTGTTTAGAGGTATGATGTACAGAGTGCCGCTTCAAGGCACTCTGCTGTCTTTTGGTCAAAGCTTTTTTCATTACTTCTTTTTCATCTTTTTCTTGATCATGGTTTTCTTATTCATCATCTTCTTACCATTTTTCTTTTTCTTCATGCCGCCATAGTTCATGCCCTTCATGCTTTCTTCTCCTTCTTTTTTTTGTTTCTCTCTGAGATTTTCTTTGCCTTTGCTCTTGCATCAGCAGATGAACTAGCTCCCCATTTGCGGAGTGCCAGTAATTTCCTGGTAGGTTTGCCATCTTTGTAATCAGGGCCACGACTTCCACCCATCCTCGCTAAAAAACTTGCTCTGCGAGGGCTGTCACCGCTCTTAATAGGTCTTTTGAGGTTAGACCCTTGCGATCTTGCAAAACGCCTTCCTGCCTCATTCAAACCTCCTGAGGGCGATTTGTGCTTTGAAGTGAGTTTTATACGCTTTCTCATTTCTTTGTATCTTTGTTGTGGTACTTATCAAAACTTCTTAAGCCGCCAATACCTAACATACCCAATAATAATGGCATCATTACTGTCATATCAGCTTGTGGTATCGTTATTCCAAAACCTGCACAGATAGGACTAATCATATAGTTAATTGCTAAAGACAAACCACATATCCAACCAATCAATGGCCTCCAAGATGATTGAAACCAGTTGCCCTTTGCTTCTTCTTTGTTGATAGCTAGTTGTGCTAGTAAAGCTTCCTGAGCGTGTCTGTCAGCCATCGTAGCCAACTCATGTGCAAGCTTTGCCTTCTGGTCTTTATCTTCAATAAATTTATCAAGCAAGCCTGTAACTGGGCCAACTAATGTTCCTATAATACTCATGTCTTTTTCTTTTTCTTTTTGCCTAGTAAATCTGCATCAGCTTTTCTTGCACCACCTTTACCACTTACAAAGCTTTTGACTCTGCCCATAGCCCATTGATGTTGTGATACCTTTGGTCTGCTGCCTGATGAAAAGTATGCACCGAGTCCACGCTTATAAACTTTATCAAGTGTAGATTTAGCAAACCTTCCTGCACCAGGTATTGATGAATATTTACCACCACTTTTCTTCTTTGTTGCTTTTGTTGCCATCAGCCTCTACTCCTTCTCTTTGAGATACGATCCATCATGGCAGGTGTCAGTTTACCTTCTCTGTAAAGTCTAGCTGTTCTTTTTATTTCTTTTTCTCTAGCCTTTGGGTTTTTAGCACCACGCACATATTTTTTGGGTACGCCACCTTTTGTCTTAGGTACTTTTGCGAACTTCCTTTTCTTTTTGACTGCCATTGTTTGTCCTTAGTAAATGTGGGTTATCATCTAAAACCAGTATGGCTTTATCTAAGTCTGACTGCTTAAGAATGTGATCAAAATCTTTTCTGTATTTTTTGAGCCGCATCTTCAGCATCAATACTTTTTCTTCTAACTCTGTCACTTATCTTTCTTAGAAACAGATTTTGGGATGCAATAAGCCTTGACCCATATTCGGCTATCCCCACTGAGTGATAAGTCATAGTTTTGTGACTTAATTTTTTGTGCAATTCTAAGGCACGTATCCAAATCAGAGAAATAATACATATCCTCCTGTAGCGTTCCAGATAAAAACACTAATAACACCCATGTCACTATTTCCTAGCCATCCAGGCTGTTGTACCCATGTAAGTGCCAACGATACCTGCACCAGATATATAGAGTAAGTTGCTGATATCAGATAATGCGTTAATCTTTTCTACTGGCATAAAAAACATTGCAGCAGTGAATACACCCATGCCTATGAGTGTGTATCTAGCCATTCTAAGTTGTGCTATTTGCTTTCTAAGTTTTGACTCTGTCTCTTTTATTTCTTTTACATGAGACAGTTCTTCATCAGATACTACGCCATCACCATCTTCATCATATTCATTGAACACAGATTTTTTCTGTAACTTTTTTTGGGTCACGCCATTGCTTCCAATCTTTTTGCCAACCTTTCGGCTCTGTTAGTGACCTGCCGATAGTATCTGGAATCACGAAGTTCCTCTGCGGCTTTTGTAAAATTCTTGTTAACAATATTGTTAATCATTTTTCTAAACTTGCTAAATCTTGGCAGTCCTAAGTTAAACATCATGTTTGCCATTACTTGTTTAACTTCTTCATCCATATCATCCCAATCTTCAAAGACCTTTTTACAGTCCTTAATGACTGACTTGATATCTTCTTCAAACAGTTCTGTGCATCTATCTTCTGTTATTTGTGTGCCAACTTCTAAATCAAACTCTGGTTCATCTTGGCGTATATAATGTCCGATTCCACAAGTTTTTAGGGAAAGATGATCCAAATATACCTCATACTTTACACCCTCATCAATGATGAGTTGTTGTCTTAGTTTTTCCATGTCCATAATTATTGCCTATGAGATAATTTGACCTGGTTCTAATACAGGTTCTGCACCTGACATCTTTGCTAGTGCTGTTGCGTATTCTTTTATCTCTGGTGCTAAATAAGGATATGCTCTGGCCATAGTGTTAAGCTTTGACAGACTACCAACTAAATCATTTGTTTTTGATGTTGTAGCTAACCAATTCACAAATGGTCTAAATGTCATAAGTTTTGCAGTTCCTGCTGTTGTTGCACCTAATGCTAACGTACCAATAGGAATATCACCACGCATGATTGTCTCACCTGTTCCAAACAAAACAGCAGCACCTAATGCAGTTCTAGAACCTTCAACAACGTCTGTGCCAGATTTTTCAAATGCTAAAGCTATTTCAGCAAGTTCATCTATTGATTTACTTAATTCTGTGTTACCTGTACCCTTAAATAAAATATCTTTTGCACCAGGACTGAGATTTCTATAATCAGATAAAAACTTCTTAATACTAAACTCACCACCTTGAGTTTTTGATCCAAGTCTTTGTAAAGCATTTATTGATACTAAACTCCATACATCATCAGGGACACTTCTTCTTGCTGCGTTTAACATCGCTAAATTACCACCTTTAGCTTTTGCACTACTTTCAAGCATTGCGACAATTCTTTCTGGTGCAGCCTTAAAATCTGGGTCATTGAATCTTTTTAGAAAACCATCTAATCTTGTTACTCCTGCATTGAAAAAATTATTGGCTCTTTGCCACTCTTTTAAAGCACCATTTGCCTGTGCAGCTTTTTTCATATCTTTTGTCAAAGCACTATATAACTTTCTTAAATCTTTTTGCGTTGTATTAGTAAACAATGTTGCATCAGATATTTTATCCCCTAAAATAGTTCTAAATGTCTGTAACTCTCCATAAGTCATTTTGAAATTATTACTACTTAATGCTTTGTTATAACTTTCAAATTCAGCAGGAGATAATACTTTTGCTAAATTAGGATTTGTTGTGATTTTATTACCAACATTATTCAAAACATTACGAGTTTCATCAAGACTGACAACTGTTATTGGTGGCACTTTGTCATCAAGTGCATTGTAAAGAGCAGATGATTTTGCCTTAAAACCAACATTTCTGACAGGTACTTGTGTAATTCTCAAGTTTTCTGGTAGAGCATTTATAGCATCTTGACTGCTTGCAAAATTTTGTACTGAGTTTTTAAGGTTTCTTCCTAGTTCATTTACACTAGGTGAACCACCTAATTTATCTGTCAAATTTAACAGTGCGTTGTGAAAACCTGTTGTAAAATTATCATAAGATTTTTTTATAAAAGAATAACCAGTTGGTATCATACTCAAAGTACCTTCAGCCACTTGTAAGGCTTTACTCTGATTTAAAACTGAAGCAGGTGGTTGTATGTTTTGACTTTTAGCAGCTTGTGCAACACTTGTCATTCCAGGCCCTGTTTGTATAGGAGACTGAAAACCTTGACTGATTATTCTTCCTGCACCAAATGCAGCCTCTTTCATTGATGGGTCAACCAAAAATAGTTCAACATTTCCTGTGCCTGGATCAATTAATGCTGCTGTTCCCTCTGGTGCTATGCCTGTTCTTGCAAAAGTCATTTGCTGTGCAGGGCTTGCGTAGTTATAAAGAAGATTACCTTGCCTGTCTCTTACAATCGGATTTACAGATTGATTTGCTCCTAATATTGTATTGAGTATGCTTTGGTTAAATGAACCAAAAATACTTGGTTGTTGCTCTTGTGGTGCTAGTATAGATGGGTTTATTACTTGATCTGCTTGCATAGATTGCGATGTATTATCATCAATGTTTACAATTTCATCTTCTTCTATTCCCATTATTTTTTCCTTCTAAGCTGACCATCAGGGCCAAAATAAAGTGAACCTGATGGAAGTTCTTGATAAGCAGAGTCATCATTACCGCTTACTGATGGATAATTTACAGTAATTTGAAAAGGCACAACTTGACCATCAGCACTAATATTTTTAATTGCATTTATTTCTCTTGGATCAATAAGAGATGGCATTATCAAAACCTTTTCATTTAATTCTCTAGTTTTTAAAATTGATTTTTCACCCTCAAAATAATTTATTCCGCTATCTAAATGTACTTTGTACCTACTTATCACCTGATTAATTAGATCAGCTTTTTGTACAGGCGTTAATCTACCCTTACCATTTACATACCTTATGATTCCTTTAAATTGTTCAGGAAGTGATGCTGCTTTTTGTATTGTTACCTGCTCACTACCTCTAACAACAGATGTTGGATCAAATGCTTTACCAACTGCAAAAACAAGATCAAGGTCAGCAGCCATTGTATCAACGTTTGCTGTTGCTATAGCGGCTCTTACTATAGGAATTATGTTGCTTAAATTTTTGATTTGAAGATTATCTTGAAATCTTTTTGATATTGTATTTTCAGAAGCAAACTTATCTTTTTCAGATAAACCGCCTAATATAATTGCTTTTTTAGTGTCATAATCTTCTTTTGTAATCAACCCTTTTGTAAGGTCAGATTCTAATTTACCTAAGTCTGTAACAGGTTGATTTACTTTTACTTTTTCAGGTTTAACTTCAGTTATTTTTTTGATTGATTGATCTTCATTCAATTCTACACTGTAAGAACTACCTAAATTTAAAGAATCAACTGTCATTAGTCCAGGATTCTGTGTAACTAAATCCTTTGTTTGATCATAATTTAATATAGCCGCTGTTGTAAAAGTTTTTTCACCATCTTCTTTCTTTATAGTTTGAAGATTTGATATATTTGTACTGCCGTTAGTTGTTTCTTTTACAAATGCAAATGTATTGCCACCAACATTTTCTGTCACTAATTCTGATGTTGTAACTGGATCAGGCTCTTGAAACATTTGACCCATTAATGACTGTGCTAAAACACTTGACGCATTATCACCTAAACTTGGTGCTAGTGCTGCTATAGATGGTTGCATTTCTGGACTAAACTGCCCAATTAGGTTTTGTAAGTTTTGTGTTTGTTGTTCTTGTTTTGCAGTCTCCTGTCCTTCTAATCTATCTAATGCCCTCTTCTGTAGCATTGCACCTACCAAAGACTGAGAAAGCCGTCCTATACCCTCTAATGGTGTTCTTATAGGAGTTCCCCTAGCACCTTGTTGCATTAAGGTATTAGCAAGTGTATTTCTTGGGTCTAGCTGAAAAGCACGATTGAGGTCTTGAAACTGAAATGATGGCCCTTGCCCTTGTGCCATTTGCTGTTGAGGTTGTTGCATAGGCTGTGCTAATGGTTGAATGTTAACGACAGGGTTCATCTGATTTGCATTTTGTATTGCAGTCAATAAATTAGCCATACCACTTCTCTGAGCAGGGCCTGTATTTGTGCGTAACCCTAAATTAAATTGTGGATTGTTTTGTTGGTCAAATGTTAATGCTGTTGTCATTCTTTACCTCAACTTAAAATGTATGCAGAACCGAGTGATCCTGCCAGATCAAATAACCCACCTAAACCTGATGATCTATTAGCCATTTGCTGATTATAAGCGTTCATAGCTGCACTCTGAGCCAACTGATTTGCACCTAATGTATTGACTGCACTTGGGGCAAAGAAAGTCGGCCTTTGTATTTGTGGGCCACCTAACAAGGCTGCTAGTTCATTGAAACCCTGACCTCTCAATCCAATACGTTCATTAAGCTGTGCCTGTCTTGCCATGTTGCTAAGTTCATTAGCTCTTAACTGATCAGCTATCTGTTGCTGTCTTGCTGCGTTCTGTTGTGCAACATTTGCGGCTTGTTGACCAAATGCCTGTTGTTGTCCTGCAAGACCAAACTCACCTTGTGCTGCCGCTTCTCTAAATAACTGACCTCTAGCTTGTGATGCCTGACCAAAAAGCCTTGAAGCTTCCTGCCCACCTGCAACATCTGCCTGTTGTGCCAACCTCTGTTGCTGCTCTCCCTGTTGTCTTTCTAATCTGTCTATTGCAGAGTTATAAGCTTCACCACCAATCGGCAAACCTCTATCAGCAAGGTTCTGTTCTAGCTGATCTCTTTGTCTTGTAAACTCAGGCTGTAATAATCCCAACTGTCTGTCAAAAACAGATTGCGTTACCTGCCGTCTAGTATCTTCAAAGTCTGTTGGCAGTGTTGGTAGATTATTAGGAACATTTAATGATGTAGGGCCAGTTCCTGCACCTGGCAACTGTGATTGAAATGCAGGAAGATTAGTTGCATCTTGAAACTGAAATTGTGGCAAACCTTGTGTAAAATCAAATGGTGTCTGTGCAGCTAACTGATCAAACTGTTGCCCTGCTTCTGTAGCCAATCCCAAACCCAGTGCTTCCTGTTGTGATCTTAACTGATTTTGAAAAGGTGTCTCCTGTGTAAATGCAGCAGCCATTCCATCTTCAGGTACTGCACCTTGCACAAACTGTCCTTGATCTCCTACACTGCCAAAGAGCAGATTACCATATGGTGTAAACTGTGTTATCCTGTTAGCAGCGGCATCGGCTGCAATTAACTGGCTTGGATCAGGTACTGGTGGGGCTTGCGGACGACTCTTGCTCATTTTGTTTTTCCTTTATATTCAACCATTTACATTCACTTCTTAACATACCAAGTAATACGGCATCATGTGGTGGAAACATCTGTCTCAGTTTCCCTTCATGTTTAAAACCAAGTTTCTTGGCTAA